TACTTGCGCGACAACTTCTTTTTCGACAACCGCGAAGGTGTGGGTAGGCTGGATACGTTTACAGGGGCCAGAGAGGAACTTAAACGCGAACGTGAGGCATTGGAAAAAGAAGATGCCGAAGAGAAAACCGCCGAAGCCACCGTCGAAGCCATCAAAAAACAAACAGGGCAGAACCGCGACACTCTGGCCGGGTATAACCAACGCCGTCGTGCAGGGACCAATACCCCCAGTGACGACATAAAGTACGACGACGGGCTTGGGCGTGGCGGTCGAAGGTAATTTAACCAGCAGGACACCATGATGAGCAACTACGGTTCGGCAGAGAAAGGCACCATAGAGTCGCGTGAAGACTTCAAAGAAACCCCGGCGGGGCAGTACAAGTATTACGCCGAGGAACTGGCGGCTTCGCAAAAAATGCTGTCCAAGTGGCACAAGAAGGCCGACAAGATCACCAAGAAATTTCTTGGTAAGCCGGTCGGCGGCGACCGCGACACTAATGAAACCTTTAAACTGAACCTGTTCAACTCCAACGTCACCACGCTCAAGTCAATGCTGTACGGCAACACGCCGAAAATCGACGTATCCCGACGTTTTAATGACCAGAACGATGACGTGGCGCGGGTAGCCGGTGAAATGATGTCACGGATGCTCAATCTGGACGTTCAGCAGAACGGGCAAGAGGTCGATTGCATCCTGCAATCCGCGCTCGGTGATCGTCTGATCGAGGGGCTTGGCTGCGCTCGGGCACGGTACGACGTTGAGACTGCCGAGATCGATGGTGAGGAACAACTGGTATCCGAGGCGGCCCCGGTTGAGTATTACCATTGGGGTGACGTGCTGTGGGGCTGGTGCCGTAATTGGGCCGAAATGCCTTGGCTGGCGTTTCGCTCATATATGACAAAAGAGGAAGTTGCAGCGCGTTTTGGCGACAAATACGCCGAAAAAGTGCAGTTAAAGCAGCAAAAACCCCTCTCAAGCGACGATTCTCCCGATGATAACGACATGAACAGCCTGTGGAAAAAGGCTGAGATTTGGGAGATTTGGGACAAGAAAAAGAAGAAAGTGTGTTGGATCAGCATTGGCTGTGACAAGGTGTTGGACTCCAAGCCTGATCCGCTCGGGCTGAAAGACTTCTTCCCCTCACCGCCGTTTCTTGTGGCCAACGCCACGACCAGTTTATACATCCCCACGCCGGACTATTCGCTGGCCGAAGACCTGTACAATCAGATCGACACCCTGCAAGAGCGCATCAGCATCATCAGCGAAGCGGTCAAGGTGGTAGGCGTCTACGACGCATCGTCCGAGTCGATCAAGAACATGCTCAACACCGGCACCGACAACCAGCTTATTCCGGTCGATAATTGGGCCTTGTTTGGCGAAAAGATGGGCCTCAAAGGGCAGATTGACTGGATGCCGCTGGCGGACATTGTAAACGCTCTCGATAAGCTCAGAGAACTCCGGTCAGAGGCCATCGGCCTGTTACAGCAAGTAACGGGCATGTCAGACATCATGCGAGGGGAGCTAGGTTCACAGTATGAGGGCGTCGGGCAGTCCGAAATGAAAGCCAAGTTCGGCTCTGTGCGGGTGCAGGCACTACAGGACCAGTTCGCCAAGTTCGCCACCGATCTGTTCCAGATCAAGGCCGAAATCATCAGCAAGCACTTTTCACCGCAGACCATCGCGCAGAAGTCGAACATGCAGTTCTCCCCCGACCGCGAAATGATCCCGCAGGCGGTCCAGTTAATCAAAGACTACGACAAGGCACAGCTTCGCGTTGATATACGCCCCGAGTCCGTGGCCATGGTTGACTACGCGCAGCTTAAAAACGAGCGAACCGAATACATCACGGCGCTGTCGTCGTTTATGCAGTCCGCCGCGCCGCTCATGGAAGCCGACCCCGGAGCCAAGCCGTTCCTGTTGCAGCTTCTCCAGTGGGGGCTTGCAGGATTTAAAGGCGCTGGTGAGATCGAAGGCGTTATGGACAAGGCCATCGAAGCGGCACAGCAGCAGACCAAAAAGGGCGAGGACAAAGAAGACCCCGCCATGCAAGAAAAGCAGATGGAAATGCAGGCCGAGCAGCAGAAGCAGCAGGGCGAAATGCAGAAGGTTCAGGCCAAGGCACAAGCCGATATGCAGATACGTCAGCAGGATTATGAACTTGACATTAACTTTGCCCGCGAACAGCACAACATGAAAATGCAGCAGTCCATGGCGGACATGCAGCGGTCACTGGCCGAGACAGAGTCCAAATTGCAGGCCGACTTGTTGCTTGAGCAGGTGCAGGCGCAAACCAACCTCCAGCAAACCCAAGCGACCATGCAAGGCGAGATGGAAAAGGACATCGTTGAGGCCGAGCTTAATCTTGCAGCGGAGTCTGAAAAGACCCGCAACAAGATTGCCGAGATTCGCGCCAGCGCCATGACCAAGATTACCGAAGGGCAGGCCAAAATCGAGGAAACCCGGCAGATACAGGCACTAAAGCCACTACCCAAAGACAACGGGGGCGACAGTGAGTAAAGAAGACGACGCCTACAAAGCAGGCTACGTACGTATTTTTGGCAACCGCACTCGGGCAGAGACAGGGAGTTGGGTGTGGCACCCCGTCACCATGGAACTCATACCAAAGAGTGAGTACGTGCGCCCGGACCACCTTCGTGCGCCGATGATTATGAAAGGGCTGGAAGAATTTCGCAGCCCGATCGACGGCTCGATGATAAGCGATCGCAGCAAGCTACGCGCACATAACGCCCGCCATGGCGTGACCAATATGGCGGACTACGGCGACCGGGGCGGTGCAAGTTACTTTGAAAAGAAGGCAGCACAGCGGGACGCCGTGCTAAAAGGCGACACGCCACAAGCCAAGCGGGAACGGCGCGACGAGATTAACGAAACCCTGAAAAGACACGGTATTTAAACGGCAGAGGTAAGTGTTATGCGTGGAATGAGAGACGATTTATCAGAAGCAATGGATGCCCTTGGTGACGAGGAAACATTCGCAGAAACCAGACAAGAGGTTTTGACCGACGACGAAGAAACGGTCGAAACCGATACGGACGAGCAGGATTCCGGCGACGCCGAAGAATCCCCTACCGAATCGGAAGGGGTCGAGGCGGACGGTAAAACTGTCTCTGCCGAGTCTGACCCGAAAGCCGAGGCCCCTTCCGACCCAAGAGAGGCCAACCAGAGCCTAAAAGCCCCCGTAGGGTGGGCACCGAAAGAGCGGGAACAGTGGTCAAAAGTCCCCCGCCCGCTACAGGAGCGGATTCTGGCCCGAGAGAAAGAAATGGCCGAAGGCATGGCCAACACCAAAGGGGCCAAGGCGGTCGAAAACTACGTAAACCGCATGGGTGAGCATTACGGCGACCTTATGCAGTCGGCAGGTTTTAAACACCCCTTGGATGCAGCCGGTGCGGCCATGGGGTCTATGAACGTACTGGCTACGGGCACCCAAGACCAGAAAGCCACCGAGCTTGCGCGCATTATCAGCCAGTTTGGCGTTGATATCGAGGTGCTGGACAATGCACTGGTAGGCGGGGGCCGCAGCAACGCCCAGCAAGACCCCCAAATGCAGCGCATCCAGCAGATGCTTGATGAGCGTCTGGCCCCGGTCAATCAGCTTATGACCCGCGCCCAGCAGATGCAGGAGCAGCAGCGTCAGCAGCAGGGAAGTCAGGCCGTCGAGGAAGTTAAAAAATTCGGTGAGCAGGCAGAGTTTTTAAACGACGTGCGCGAAGACATGGCGGACATCATTGAGCTTGCCGAGAAACGCGGTCAAAAGTTGAGCTTGCAGCAAGCCTACAACCGGGCCTGTGCCGCGCACCCTGAGATTGCGAACATTATTGAGCAGAGGCAACGCGACGAGCAGTTAAAAGGCGGACGGGCAGAGCTTGACGCCAAACGCACCGCTGCAAGCAGTATTTCCGGTCGCCAAGGTGGCAGCGGCGGCAACCCCGGCAACCTGACCTTGCGGGACACCATCGCGCAAGCCATGGACGGAGACTCGTAGTTGCCTGCGATTTAAACGTAGGCTACTATGTAAATTGACGTAATAAGACTTTTCGATCTTACGCCCCAGCCACGGTAGCAGGCCAAAAGATGTCGGATAGTCGATAAAGCGCACGGTTTCCAAGAGGCGACTGGGTGATTTAAACATTCTTTATTGACCCTGATAGGAGAGGCCACCATGCCTTTTGCAAATAGCTCCATCAGCGACATTCTTGCTACGACCATTGAATCTCGTACCAAAAAGATTGCTGACAACGTAACCAACAACAACGCCCTGCTTGACCGCCTAAAGAAAAGTGGCCGTATCAAGACGTTCAGTGGCGGTACTAAAATCCTCCAAGAGCTTTCGTTCTCTGAAAACAGCAACGCAGGCTGGTATTCAGGGTATGACCTGTTGCCGGTTGGTGTCTCTGACGTACTGAGTGCGGCGGAATACGACATCAAGCAGGCGGCGGTGCCTGTTATCATATCGGGCCTTGAGCAGCTTCAAAACTCTGGTCGTGAGAAGATGATCGACCTCATGGAGTCACGTCTTGAAGTGGCCGAGGCGACCATGGCTAACCTGATCTGTGGTGGTCTGTATTCAGACGGCACAGCAGCAGGCGGCAAGCAAATCGACGGCCTCGCCGCCGCTTTGCCGGTAGACCCGACCGCAGCCTCGTATGGCGGCATCGACGGCTCGACGTTTACCTTCTGGCAGAACCAAGTGTCTGACCAGACCGCCGCTGACGGCCTCGATCCGACCAAAATCCAAGGTTACTGGAACCTGTTGTGGGCCTCTCTGGTTCGCGGCATGGAGCGTCCTGACCTGATTATGGCGGATACAACCGTATGGAACGCCTACATTGCCTCTTTGCAGGCACAGCAGCGCTTCACCAACACTCAATCCGCGGACGCGGGCTTTGCAACCTTGAAGTTCATGGATGCAGACGTAGTGTTGGATGGTGGTATCTATAACGGCAACAACGGCTCCGGCGCACAGGCTGGTACGGCGTACTTCCTGAACAGCAAGTACATCCACTACCGCCCACACGCTGACCGTAACATGGTCCCGCTGTCACCGAACCGTCGCTATGCGACCAACCAAGACGCGGAAGTGCAGATCATGGCATGGGCCGGTAACTTGACCGTATCAGGCCGACAATTTCAAGGGCGCTACGACGCCAATGGTGCCTAGTACGTTGCGTCCTTAACTGCTATACTCCTAGTTCATTTAGTGAATTAGGAGTATAGAATGACCAAGTTAAGCCTTACCGGACAAAAATTTAACCGCCTTACCGTACTCAGTGAATCAGACAAATTAAGGCCAAAAAGATCAGCTAAATATTGGACTTGTCAGTGTGATTGCGGAGTGGTTAAAGATGTTAGGGGGCCGGAGCTAAAATCTGGCATAACTAAGTCTTGCGGCTGTTTAGTCATAGATCGCATGTATAAACACGGTAAAGACGGTA